CATCTTCTCTTTTTAGTTTTACCTCAAGTAAACTTTCAATGCCAATTGTCACCATCTTTCTCCTCTTTCAAACCACCTTTTTCTAGTTTTTCTTTCATAGTCTTGAGTTGTTCTGGAGGTATTAATTTATGTACTTGTTTAGCTTTAACATAGCTATATTTATAGTATTCCGAAATAATCTTGATATCTCCACTCAACTCATTTTTAGGCCATTTACTATAACGTTTGCGTTGCCTAATACTATTTAGTAAATAGATGAATTGAAGTTTTTTATCAAGCAGATGATATAGATTAACATTATTTACATGAAGAATTGTATCAATATATAAAGATAGCCCGCGATTCACCAGGAAAGGTTTGTAAGATTTTTCAATTAATTTTGTATTATTATTGTCGTCAAAAAAATTCTCTTTAGTCTCAGAGATTGCTTTGAGAAAAATAAACGGATTAGGTAATTCATTCATAATAAACTAGTTGTAAGTCGCGAAAGGACATTAAGAATTTGATATTCTTTAATGGTATGAAATAACTTCATTATATGGTTCTTTTTTTATTTAAATTCACAACTAAACATAACTTCAGTCAGAAATGCAACAAAATTAATTTCTTGATCGACAACAAACACAGACTTGTATTGATATTCGCCTAGATGAATTATCATCTGAGGAATACTTTTTGGTGTAAGGTATTCTTGGCTGCCATCAAAAATTCTACGAAATAAAACGTTAGGTTCGTTATCAAGATTATCGTTGACCCACTTACGCATACCAGTAAAATCTTTCTCTTTTAACATCTTAATAAGCAATTTTGTGTTGTCTTCAGTTAAATTCGAAAGAAGACCCGCATCGATCTTGCCCATAGCAGAGTATCGCTGAAGTTCATTAAGAACTCTGCGCCAATCTGGAAAATACTTCATGATAACTTCTGCAATAACTATTTCTTCAAACTCAATGTTTTCTGTTTCAAGAATTTTAATTGCTCTTTTCATAAACTGAGAAGCAAGTTTAGGTTTGTCTTTTGCGTTTATTTTAAACTGTATAACAGAACATCGGCTGTGAAGAGGTATGATGATACGATTGAGAAAATTGCAAGTAAGAATAAAACCACAATTGGCGGAAAACTCTTCCATGAAATTCCGCAATGCGGGTTGAGTAGATTGAGGATTGAGGTAATCGGCCTCATCAAGAATAACATATTTTCGATCGCCAGAAAAAGAAACGGTTGATGCGAAATTTTGAATTTCATTTCGTAAAGTATCGATGTTGCCGTTCATCGAGCCGTTAATGACAATGTAAGAACAGTCAAGTTCTTCAAGCATTGCTTTCGCAACAGTAGTCTTGCCTATGCCGGGACCACCGGTGAGAATTAGATTGGGAACGTTTTTGTTATTTATAAATTCCTGAAAAGTTGTCTTTATATCTGCTGAAAGAATTGTGTCTTTGACAGTTTTAGGACGATATTTTTCAACCCATAAAAAATCTTGTAGCATTATTCATCTCACAATAATATAATAATATTCTAACACCTAACGAGTTAAAATTCAAATGGTCATTAATAAATTTGTGGGCGAAGTTTCTGTCACAGTTTTATAAATTGTTTCTAGTCTCTCATTTTCGGCCTTAACTTCATTCATATTTTGTTTATGAAAAATTTTAGCAACTTTGCGAGTATACTTTTTAGGCAATTCAAAGCGGTCTTCTATATTTTGTAGAATCTCTTTAATTAAATCGCGTTCGGCTTCAATTCGAGTCAAAGAATTAGAAATCTCTTGCAATGCTTCGCGAATTTTTTTTCTGTCATCCGATGATGACGGATAAATTATATTAATTGTCATAATAAATTAATCTCCGTATTTAGAACCAGATTCAAGTGCAACCCAATACTCTAATGCATCTTTTTCGTGTTTGAAGTGCGCGAAGCCTTTAGATGAAATAGAAACCGTGTAGTTACCAGTAATCATCTTTAGATTTTCTGCCGCAAAAATCATTTTGAAATTTGCTTCAGTCTCACCAACTTTAATCAAAAAATTATCCGATTCGTCATTCTTTACATCTAATGTGGCAATTGAAATATCGTTACCATCACCTATAATTGCGATATTGGGAAGCCCCAAAATGCCAGAGAGTTTCAAGACTTGATTGAAATCTTCTTTTGTAAGTTTAAAATTCACTTCGGCGATTTCCAATTTAAGTTCTTTATTGGGAGGCGCAACAATCATAGACTCATCAGATAAACCATATATGGTTTTTGAAGAACCGGACTTCACGATCATATTCTTTTTATCAGTATTTACTAAAATATCTGGAGATTCTAAAGATGTAATGAGTGCCAAAAACCGATTTAGATCATAAATTACAAATTCAGAATCAAACAATTCAGCAACAGATGCCTTTGCAAGAACATTTCGCTGTTTTGAGATTGTTCGGATTGTAGAACCCGCTTTAATCTGAATGCCAGAGTTAATCGTAGCAAAATTCTTAAGTATACTCAACGTATTTTCACTTAGTTTCATCTTTTTTCCTTATTCAAATCATGAATATATAACATAATCATAGCATAGTGCAAAATTTTAGCAGGCCCTTGCGATTTTTCCATCTTTCTTTTCATATCTTTGCACATACTTTAAAATATTTACTATACAAAATACTTCGCGCACCCACCATCAATAATGAATTCTGTTGCCTGAAAGCGATTTTGAGAATAGTGTTGACTATAGGTAGAATCAATATATAACTTTAACGCGTTTAAGAGTTCATTTTCATTATAACGATAGTCAATCATTCTTATCCTTTATTTTTTCTTGGTATTTTTTACTTCTGCTAGTTTAGCAACTGGTGAAACATTTTCATTTATCGTAAATTTGTTTTTAACGTCCTTTTTCATAACGTCACGACCGGCGGTTGGTGAAGCGCCCACGGTAGCCAGTGCTTGAAGCGAGCCACCGAAAATATATGTGCCAGCATGCTTCAATCGAATCCAAGGAAGCAACCAAACTTTAAGTCCAATTTTACGCGACCATTGACAGAACATGTAGTCTTCTGACAAATATCGCCTAGATTCTGAATCAATTGGACAATCAAAATATGCGGTAATTTCTCGCGAACCATCAAAATGCGTTGTGCGAATATGATCCGGAAGATAACGCTGTTGTGGATATGCGCTATCAAATTTTTCAAACGTTTCGCGTTTGATTAACATAAAACCTGTACCGCCTTCTTTCACTTCGACTGGTTCATCAATTCTAAATTGAGTAACGCCTTCTGCTGGATTGAAAACATAGTCACCAACAAATTCTTCTAATTGATTAGGATTCTTATCAGCATAACCTTTGTCTACTGCAAGTTTAATCTTCTCCCAAGAAATTGCCTTCTTCGGATACGGACCACAAATAATGTCCATATCATCGCGAGTAATTGCAAAATGTGTCATGACTAAAATATCTTGCGCCTCAAAATGAATGTCACTATCAATAAACATTAAATAATCAAATTTGCTTCGCATAAATTCATCCGCCAAATAATTTCGCGCCCTCTGTACAAGTGATTCATTAAAGATAAAAAACAATTTTGCATCAATGCCATACTTGGTACAAAGAATCATAAAGTCTGAAATTGATTTCGTATATGCTCCATGACACTGTCCACCATACATTGGTGTCGCAATAAACAATTTTTTGGTTCGAAGTTGAGATAGATCAAGTTCAAATTTCATTATATCACCACAATTATTAAGTTATAATACATTTATATGTGATGAAAGAGGTCTGCGGACCTCTTTCTTTAGAGAAGCACTTGCTTATTCTGCAGAAACGGCATTTGGATCAATTCCAGCATCAATCTTGGTATACAGATCGAGGAAGGAACTCTTAGTCTCGCCATCGAAACGATTGATACAATATTGAATTGCATCCATCTTATTGTTGAAGATTGTGTATGCTTCAGCAATGTGAATAAGACGACGAGTAGAAATGATTTCATCAATCGCACCATCTTCAAAAGTCTTGCGAATAATATCAGCCCACTTCACAAGATTTTTTGCGAAATCCGTATCATCAATACCAAGACTATCAAACATCTTGATGAGAATCTTAATTTCTACTGCTGTGTCAGGATATTCTTGCTCAACAGTAATTGGGAAACGCTCAAGAAACGCATCATCAAGAATTGTTGCCGCCATATAGCGACCGGTCTCATCACCCTTACCCTTAGTGTTCGCGGTAGCAATCACATTGAAGCCCGTTGTGGGTTCAACAAATTCCCCAGTCTTTTTGATAAGAATGCCTTTGCCTTCAAGAATACCTTGCAAGCACATAAGTTTGTTAGAGCCACGGTCAATTTCATCAAGCACCAGAATAGAGCCGCGCTTCATTGCTTGAATGACAGGACCATCGAACCACTTAGTCTCACCATCAATCAAACGGAAGCCACCAATCAAATCGTCCTCATCAGTTTCAGGTGAGACATTCACGCGAAGAAACTCTCGATTGGTTTGAGCACATGCTTGTTCGACCATGAAAGTTTTACCGTTGCCAGAGAGACCAGAAACGAAAGTGGGATAGAACCGCCGGCTTTCAATGATAGCTTTCATCTTGTCAAAGAAACCGAAAGGTACGTACAGACTATTCACCTTTGGAATAATCGCACCTTCTTCGACACGGCCAATAGAAGAGATTTTTGCAGAAGGTTTCACTTCAGCAGCAAAACGAGTTTGCTTGGGCATTTCAATTACTTTAGCAAAACCGCCATTCAAATTAACGCTAAATTCATCAAGCGGAAGTTGATAAGTGCCGCGATCAACTCGATACTTATCAGATTCAAGCCAGAGGTGCCGACCGAAACCTTCTTCGGCAAGCGACAAAATTTGCTGACGAGTCACAGTAGCACCAAAACGGTTTGCGGCTTCAGTCAGAAACGCAATTTTTTGTTCGTGGCTAATCATTATAAAGTTCCTTTCGGGGAATAAATTAATAACTCAACAAAATATATTGTACACGATAAGTGGAGAAAGGTCAAGCGATTTCCTCAATCACCTTTGACAACAAAATGCGATTCGTCAAACGATTTTTGTTCATCTTAATAAACGCGCCCCTAAGTTTACGAACACTAACATTAGTAGTGTTGTTTTTGCCTAACGCATCACTCAGGTCTTCATCTTCAACGGAAAGATCACTGCCGCCAGGAATCAAAAAGTATTGATCATAGCCATAGTTGCTGACGGAGTAAAACTTCTCGGACTTAAATTTTGCAAATGTATCTTCAGACTCCATACACGTGAATCGCGATAATGCATTTTTGAAGTTGCGGCGACCTTCACCGACAATGTAGAAACCGATTAGATTGCAACCAGTCTTATCTTTCAAAATTTGAAGTAGAGTCGGAGTAATACCAGAATTACGTATCCGGTACTTTTTATAGGTTTCTTTGTCTTCAAGATATGAAACACTATAAT